TGAAGAGTTATACAAGTTCGTCGTTAAGAAAGACTAATAATCAGAGGGAGTCCTTCGGGACTCCTTTTTATAGGAGATATAATGAAATTAAGTAAGAATTTTTCACTGGCTGAGTTTACTAAGTCTCAGACAGCAGAACGCAAAGGCATTGATAATACCCCACAGGGAGATCATATGGATGCAGCGGTCGCTCTTTTCGAAAATGTTGTACAACCTGTACGAGACCATTTTGGTCCTACTGTGCTTAATAGTGGTTATCGCTCCCCTGAGCTTAATGCTGCTGTTGGTGGATCTGCTACGTCTCAGCATTGCAAAGGTGAAGCAGCTGATATCGAAGTACCAGGAGTTCCAAATGCGGATCTCGCTGAGTGGATCAGGGATAATCTCGATTTTGATCAACTCATTCTTGAGTTCTATACTCCAGGTATCCCTGATTCTGGTTGGGTTCATGTTAGCTATAAAGCTGATGGCGATAATCGTAAGTCTATTTTAACTGCTTCACGTATTGATGGTAAGACTGTTTATTCGGAAGGCATTAATGCTTAAGAAACATGAGCTTCGTCTTATTCAGCTTAAATTAGAGTTAAAAAAATATGGTGGATAAGTGGCATGGCGGTAAAGGGGATAAACCACGGAAGGTAGATCCTCAAAAATATTCTGAAAATTGGTCAAAGATATTTGATCCAAAAAAAGAATGGTTAGATAATCCGTTAGAAGGTGACGGAATTGTACATGACAAGTGTGGCACACCAGAATGTTGTGGAACTTGTATTGATTAATTGGAGTAATAATGAAAGTAGGTAAACCAGTACCAAACGTAACTTTCAAGAAGAGAGTACGAGACGAATCTATCGGAGGGGATAATCCATTCAAATGGATAGACGTAACAACAAAAGATATTTTCCTTGGGCATCGTGTCGTAGTGTTTGCGCTACCGGGTGCGTTTACACCCACTTGCTCTACATATCAAGTGCCGGGTTTTGTAGAGCAACGAGAAGCTATCAAAGCACATGGAATTGATGAGATCTATGTCTTGTCAGTAAATGATACTTTTGTTATGAGAAAATGGATGTTAGATCAAGATGCATTTGGCAAGATTGATTTTATTCCGGACGGAAATGCTGAGTTCACCGAGCAAATGGGTATGGCAATAGATATGTCAGTCGTTTGTTTTGGTAAGCGTTCTCGTCGATATGCAATGATTGTAGATAATGGTGTAATCGAAAAAATGTTTGTAGAACCAGAAGCTACTGAAGATGATCCAGATCCTTATGGAGTCTCTTCACCAGAAAATGTGATGGCTTATCTCAAACGACAAGTATCACCAGTGTAAAATTAGGCCTCTTCGGAGGCCTTTTTTTGTTTACTTTGTTTGTTAGATGTGTTATAATATATGTCTAACGTGAGGAAATTATGTCATTTTATACTTCTGTTCTACGCTACGGCAACTCTATTCTCTATCGCGGGTACGACGACCGCGGCCAACGTATCTCTAAAAAGGATTACTTCAAACCCACGCTCTATGTTCCGGCTCAAAAAGAAACTGGGTGGCGAGGCCTCGACGGCAACTTAATTGGACCAGTCTCTTTTGAATCTATGAAAGAGGCCAGGGATTACATCGAACAGTTCAAAGATGTCTCGGGCTATAAAATCTATGGTTCGGCCAACTTTGTCCACCAGTATATTACGGATAAATTTCCACGTGACATTGAGTTCGACCGTGCCAAAATTAATGTGACAACAATCGATATTGAAACTGCATATGAAGATGGATTTCCCACTCCTGCACTGGCAAATCAACCTATTCTGGCAATCACTGTCAAAAATAACCAGGACAATATCTATTATGTCTGGGGTTATGGCGACTACGATGTAGACAAAGCCCTCATAGAAAATGTCATGTATATCAAATGTGATGACGAGGCAGATCTTATCAACAAGTTCCTAGACCATTGGTCAAACGAACTCCACTGCCCAGATGTTATTACTGGTTGGAACGTCCGATTCTTTGATATCCCATATCTGGTCAACCGTACAGCTAAGGTTCTAGGTCTAGAGCACACCAAACGGTTTTCTCCTTGGGGTATGATATCATATCGTAAGGTTACTCGTATGAATAAAGAGGACGATACCTATGTGCTCGAAGGCATTCAGCAGTTGGATTACCTTGAACTATTCCAAAAGTTTGGTTACACATACGGTACACAGGAATCCTATAAACTCGATCACATTGCCAATGTAGTGCTTGGTGAAAAGAAACTCTCGTTTGAAGAATCTGGTTCACTACGAAATCTCTATAAAGATAATTTCCAAAAATATATTGATTATAACGTCAAGGATGTTGAGTTAGTAGATCGACTTGAAGATAAGATGGGTCTGATTACTCTGGCTATGACCATGGCATATAAAGGTGGTGTGAACTTTACGGACACGTTTGGTGTAACAAACATCTGGGAATCAATTATCTATCGTAAATTACTATCCATTAAATCTGTTCCACCGGCATCACAATTCAGATCCGAGAAGCAGGCATTCCCTGGCGGTTATGTTAAAGATGTAATGGTCGGTATGCACGATTGGGTTGTGTCCTTTGATTTGAACTCACTTTATCCAAACTTAATTGTGCAATATAATATGTCACCCGAAACTCTGGTCGATGGCATATCCCATTCCGGTGTGGATTATTATCTCAATAATCCCGCCGAACAATCAGATTATGCCATTGCCGCAAATGGTTCTATGTACCGTAAGGACAAACGTGGCGTAGTTCCTAGTATTATTATTGATTACTATGATGAACGTACATCGGTCAAGAAAATGATGCTTGCGGCCAAACAAGAATATGAAAAAGGTAAATCATATGACCTCGAAAAAGAAATCAATCAACTTGAAAATAGACAGATGGCTCTTAAAATTCTGCTTAATTCACTTTATGGTGCTCTCGGTAATGTTCACTTTAAATACTTTGACCTTCGCCTTGCTGAAGGGGTCACATTATCTGGACAACTTGCCATTCGTTGGGCCGAACGTGCCGTAAATGGTGAGATGAATAAACTACTCAAGTCCGATAAAGATTATGTTATAGCAATTGATACCGATTCTCTCTATGTAAACTTTAATCCATTGGTCGAACAATTTAAACCAAATGATCCGGTTAAATTCTTGGATAAAATTTGCAATGAACATTTTGAAAAAGTTCTAAAAAATGCATATAGTAAATTGTACCATAATATGAATGCCTATGATAACAGAATGGTTATGGGCCGCGAGGTTATTGCCGATCGTGGCATCTGGACGGCCAAGAAACGCTATATACTTAACGTACACAATAACGAGGGTGTGCAATATACCGAACCAAAACTTAAGATCATGGGCATCGAGGCAATTAAATCTTCAACTCCTGCCCCATGCAGAGATGCTCTTAAGTCAATTTTTAACGTCATCATGCAGAGTACTGAATCGGAAACACAGGAGGCAATCCAACAGTTTAAGGAATACTTTAAAAGTCTCCCCGCAAATCAGGTTGCATTTCCTCGTGGCGTATCCAATATTACAGATTGGGCTGATCGTAAGACTATCTACAAGAAAGGCACTCCAATCCATGTGCGTGGTTCCCTACTACATAATAAGTGGATTAAGGAATATAAACTACTTGGTAAGTATGAGGCAATCCGTAATGGTGACAAGATTAAGTTTTGTTACCTAAAAATGCCAAATCATATTCAGGAAAATGTTATCTCATTTGTAGATCATCTTCCAGACGAATTAGGACTAAATAAGTATATCGACTATGATAAACAGTTTGAGAAAACCTTTATAGAACCACTAAAAATTATCCTTGATGCCGTAGGTTGGGAAGTTGAGGACAGACAAACATTAGAGGACTTTTTTGCATGAAAATGAAAGAACGTGATGAATTATTAGTAATTGCCATGGAAGAATGTGCAGAGGTTTCAATTGAATGCTCTAAACTTATTCGTTTCGGATCAGAAACCTTTGCTGAAGTAGAAGCATTAGAGAAAGAGATTGGAGATCTACAATGTATGATTCGTCTCATGCATGAGTATGGTCTAATTGATCTCAATGCAATAGAACCACACATTGTTGCCAAACGAGAAAAATTAAAGAAATGGAGTAATTTAAATGTCTAAGGGGTTTACAAATCATAACAAATATGGTATAATAGTGTCAATCGTTATGGAAAGTGTTTATGAATCCTAAATATCCAATCTATATTATCTCGAAAGGTCGTGCAGACTCTCGGCAAACTTCCAGGACACTAGAGGAACTTCGTGTTCCTTATCGCATTGTGATTGAAGAATCAGAATATGATCAGTATGCTGCCGTGATTGATCCTAAAAAGATTCTGGTCTTACCGCAAGGCTTTCGCGAAAATCCAGCATGGGCTCATGTAGATCCGCACAGTGGATTAATTGGTGGTTCTATTCCAGTCCGTAACTGGGTGTGGGAACATTCAATCAAAGAAGGCCATGCTCGTCACTGGATTATGGATGATAATATTCGCCACTTCTATCGGCTACACAAAAACAAGAAACTGAAAGTTTCGAGTGGTACACTAATCCGTGCGGCCGAGGACTTCACAGATCGTTATAAAAATGTCGGTCAGTCTGGACTAAACTATCATTTCTTTGCTCCTTATTCTGTCAAGCGGCCGCCATATTATGTTAATACCAGGATTTATTCTTGTATCTTAAATAATAACGAAGTTGGTTTACGCTGGCGTGGCAAGTACAATGAAGATACGGATCTATCGCTTCGTATTCTTAAAGAAGGCTGGTGTACAATGTTATTTAATTTTGTGCTCTGCGGTAAAGCAGCAACACATACAATGAAAGGTGGTAATACCGAAGAGGTTTATAATGTTGGTAATGCAGAAAAATTTGACAATCGTTACGAATTTGCTAAATCATTACATGACCAACACTCAGATGTAGTTCAGATTACTCAGAAATGGGGCCGCTGGCATCATCATGTTGATTACCATGTTTTTAAACATAAACTGGAAAAGAAAGAAGGTCTAAATATTCCCAAAGGACCTAATGAATATGGCTTAAAACTGTATAATACGGAGACGGAAGAATATGTCAAGCTCTAATGATCTTTTTATCCTATCAGGACAAGAAGAGTATGAAGATCCATACGAGTGGGATGGAATGCCTGAATTTGAACAACCAGATGCTGAGGCACCATTTATGGTTAAGGTTCGGTTCAGAAACCTAGAAGATGTTAAGGCATTTGGTGAGGCTATTGGCCAACCACGCCTTGGTCTAAATTTGGATAAACTAAAACGGAATAATAAATCCACTTGGTATCCCGAGGCCGAATACGGCGAGGGTGGTAATAATGATCTACTAAGATGGATCGACGAAGGCGAAGAGGATAATATCGGAAATGTCTAAGATTTTGGTTACAGGTGGTGCTGGATTCCTCGGCTCTCATCTTTGTGAACGATTACTTGAAATGGGACACGAGGTTATTTCCTTGGATAACTATTTCACTGGATCCAAAAGAAATATTAAGCATCTTAGGGATTATGATAATTTTGAAATGATGCGACATGATGTCTGTTTTCCTATGTATCTTGAGGTAGATGAGATATATAATTTGGCATGCCCTGCATCGCCAGTTCATTACCAGGCAGATCCAATTCAAACCACAAAGGTCAATGTGATGGGTGCTATTAATATGCTCGGTCTGGCAAAACGAACTGGCGCCAAGATTTTTCAGGCATCAACGTCAGAAGTTTACGGTGATCCAGAAGTCCATCCACAACCAGAATCATACTGGGGTAATGTAAACCCAATCGGTCCACGATCCTGTTATGATGAAGGAAAAAGATGTGCGGAAACACTTTTCTTTGACTACAAAACACAATATAATATGCCTATCAAGGTAGTCCGGATCTTTAATACTTATGGTCCAAATATGAATCCAAGTGATGGTCGTGTTGTGTCTAACTTTATTGTTCAGGCATTACTTGATAAAAACATTACTGTATATGGTGATGGTTTACAAACTCGGTCATTTTGCTATGTGGATGACCTGATTAATGGATTCATAGGTATGATGAATAACACTGCATATGGATTTGCAGGTCCAGTAAATCTTGGCAACCCTGGTGAATTTACTATGCTTGAATTGGCAAAACACATAATTGATCTAACTGGTTCTAGGTCTCGAATTATCCATGAATCATTGCCACAGGATGATCCAAAACAACGTAGGCCAGATATTACATTGGCAAAAGAAAAATTTGGTTGGGAACCAACTATTGAACTCAGGGAAGGGTTGAAAAAGACAATCGAATACTTTAGAAAGGTTATATGAACTATTCATTAACAATATTCAAATCACTGTTCGACAATAAAACCCATAAGCGTATGGACTTCGATTCGTGGGACAAGTTTGAAGAATTGTTATACAACCTCTCTAAAATAGAGCGAAAAGATAAAAAAGCAGCACAGTTGATCTCTCCGGCAGTCTATCAATCAGATACCACTCGGGCAAATAAAAACGTAACCGAGTGGGGTGG